AAGCAGTAGGGAAAGAATATCGTTTATGATATGAAGGTCTCCGTTCTGTGAATTTAAATTCAGGGTCATCTGTTGCTTTCTTAGCAACCTTTGAAAGAAAACGGAAGAAAGGGTCTTGAGCTATTTGTAGTTCAGATACTCTTTCTCCGAAATTATATTTTCTTCTAAGGTCACCTGTAGAAAGTGAAGACGACGCTGGAATAATCCCACTGGGAGACGAGGATTCAGTTAATCCTGATTCCAACTGAAATAAATCAGCCATCTTTTACTCCTTATTTTATGTTAAGGCAGATGACTAAATAAGTATTTAGCCAAATGCCGAGTCTAATTCGGAGTCAAGTCCTGCTATGGCATCAAATACTGAATCGTCTGGAGATTGTTCGACTGGAGTGCTTCCTGCTGTAGCTAAAGAACGAGGTTGTGACTGTGCTTTACGCATTTGATTAGCCATCTGTTCTCTAGTACTGTCAGCTATATTAGCTTCTCTATTTTCTCTATTCTTTAGATAATAAATATCTTCTAGCTCAAGTGATTTGGATTTAGCAAAGTCAACAAATGTTGTCCACTCTTCGTCTGACATTTCATGCTTTTGACGAAAAGCAGTTTCTTTAGTTAACCTCTGGTTCTCAGTTTTCTGTGATTGTAAAGCTGTATTAAGTCTTTGCTGTACAATTCCATCAACTGTTGCACCTAGCACTTTCGCTGAATCGGAGTCAGGAGTGCTGAAAGCATCATCAGCATCGAATACAAAATCTTCAGGTAATGCCAGTTTTTCTGTCATTGTCTGAGGAGCTTGACCACCACCCTCAAAGTAATTCCGCACATGCTGAATTAAATTAGGGTCTTCTCTCATTGCATCGAGTATAGGCATATATGGTTCAATTTCTTTAAGCTGTCCGTTTAATCTTTTAGCTTCTCTACTTGAATCACTATACCTCTTTTGCAAAGCGTCTTCGCCTTGCTGCTGAACTTCACTAGGGCTCTGTGGTGTGTTATCACCTTGTACCGAGGTTGTCTGTATAAGTTCTGGTTCATCTTGAATACCACCATTGACGGATGTGTCTAATGCGCTAAAAAAGTCATCAGAGTCATCTGCGTTAAATGTAGATTCTTGGATTTCACTTTCAGGGACCATATTGGTGTTACCTACTTGTTCTTGTTCCATTGCTATCCTTTTTCTTTGTTAAAATATAATATTGGTAAATAATGAAGTACAACTATTCTTTATTTTCTTCATTTCCCATCTTTTTAGCCATTTGTAACTCAGCTTTTGCCTTATCAAACTCTGTTTTTAACATACCTCTAAGTAGTTTTTGCTGAGCTTCTGTGTCTAATACATCTTTACGAATTTCATTACTAGCGTCACCAACTTTCATCTTTATACCAGCCTGTACTAACTGACGTTCTAATGTTTCAATAGTTCCTTGACTATCTTTTAATGATTCTTCCATTGATGATATTTGTTGTTGCATCTGAGAATACATTGATTTTCTTTCAACAATACTCTTCTTATTCCTAATATCTGTTTCACCTATCATTGCAATATCATCTATCAAACCTGCTTGGAACCATCTAAAGTATTCTTCTAATAAGGCCCATCTGTTAACAGGCATTGTTGCTCCAGCTACAAGTCTTACATCAAATCTTGCATGAGCATAATCTTTATACATACTAATGACCTTACCATAATCATTATATATTGGAATATTAATTCTTACTTCTTTTTCTTGGTCTGGTGTTTGACCAGCTTCAGGTTGTACGATTCTAAATACTTTTTCTACTGAATAATGATTTTGAGCCATCATTTGAAAACATTGACCAAGATGCTCAAGAGCTGGTTCTACAACAGAACCCATCCATGCTTTTAATCTACGAGTACCAAATTCATCATTCGCAAGTAATCCTCTATATGTCTCAGGTTGTTCTTGAGTAAAACCCATCATTGCTGAAGGTACACCTGCTATATATTCAGCATCAGATTTACCTTGTTGGACTACAGTAAAGAAAGCATTATTTATTGGAGCTGGTAATATTGGAGTAGGAGCATTGAATCCTTGTCTATATTTCAATAATGCACCGGGAGCTGATGAATATCTTTCCCATTCTTCTTCAGGTACAGAACCTTCTTCATACATCCATCTCAAGTTAGAAGCTAAGTTAGCATTATGTAACATGATTTGATGAGCTTTGTTTATCTCTTGTTGTTTACCAATCATAGGAGTAATAGCACTCATTGGATATGGTGTTCCTGTATACATATAAGGAATAGGGATAATAGGATATTCCATTATTTCTAATATTCTTTCATATAAGAATACATCATCACCAACTGTACAAGTTAAATGCACTCTATTCTCATAGAATGGAATTGCATCTACTATACCTTCACTTTCTTCTAAAATCTTATAATTTGCCTCTGTCATTATTTGTTGGTCAATGATAGTAGCTTTGTCTTGGGCCTCTGACATCAACTGCATCCTCTGTTCTTCTACAGCTTGAGCAGCCATCTTTTGAGCTCTTTCTAATTCTAACTGGCCTCTTTCAGGTATCATCTCACCAGCCTGTACAGCTTGTTCAATTTGCATTTGTTTTTCTATTAGACCAACTTCTACTTCTTTTTGGAAATCAGTTATCTTCTCTTCAACTTCCATTCTAATAGTATCCATCTGTTCTTCAGAAGGTTTTACTCTTATGAAAACATTTCTATATTTATGTTTCTCTTTTGTATATGTCTCATAATATGGGATTATATCATCATCTTCACCTTCAGGGCTGATACCCATTGTTATGTCTTCAGCTTGGATATTAGCTGATAAATCAATATCTCTTTGTGAATATGTTACTACTTCAGAAGCAGCAGCTGCTTTTTTAATCTTTACCTTAAACTCAGGGAACATATTAATTAACTGAGTTCTGGTCATGTTCTTTCTAACTGTTATGAATGAAGCATCTCTAAATAAGAAATCTCTACTAGAAGGGTCTACATAGACATCGTATGGGTCCACTCTACTAAACATCACTTCGCCCATTCCTCTATCTTGGTCAGCATCAATATCTACCATGAAGTATCCAATACCTTTAGTAAGACTATCAAGAACTACCTGACTATATATTGACTTACCATTAGATAGATGCCAACAATAATCAGCTATGTCTGAGTGAACTTGTGCAATATCAGTATCATCTCCTGTGACGCCTACTGCTTTCCATCTAGGATTATTAGCCGTTACGAAGTATTTCATTATCTCAACAATAGGTGTTACTCTATTAATTGTAAAAGTAGGCATACCAGATTCTTGTAATACTTCTACTTCTTCTTTAGTTAGTTGCTCATCAAGATAGAAGTCATATCCTTTTTGAGATACTGATTGCCATTTAGAACGATATGATGTATTCGCTCTATCCCATAATTGTTTATTTCTTTGGGCTCTTGTTTTTTGTGTTTTTCTTGCCATTAATATATTCCTGACCTTCTAGAACCTCTCTGAAGTCCTTTATCTATATTTTCTTGATGGAATTTTTTTCTTCTTTCAGCTGCTACATCTGTAGATTGCCTATTAATAACTTTTTGTTGTTTTTTAACAACATCACCTCTTTGCATTTTAGACCTTCTTGCAACACCCCCAGCAACACCTTCAATATCTGGTACTTTAACATTTTTACTAAATCCAGTATCTTTATTAATCTTCGCAAGTTTTGATTGAACTGTTTTTATATCATCAATGTCAACATCATAACCTACATCTCTCCAAACCTTATTAATAATTCCTTCTATTTTATTTTGTTGTTTTTTACTAAGAGTACTTGCATATTTATATAAATTATCCCTCCATCCCTGAAATAAAGACCTAGCTGTGTTAGCTTTCTTTATTATCCCAGCAGGAGATACTGCTTCAAGAGCAAAACCAGGCCCTCCTTTAACATTATGTTCTTTATCTGAGAAAAATCTTTCATATAACCATGATAAATTCTCTGGAGTTACTTTACCTGTTGTAGACATTTGAGGTATATCTTTAGATGTTTTGTATCTACCACCAGTTGCAATATCTAATAATGTTCTTCTATCATTTAATAAAGACATTCTAATCTCTTATCTCTACATGAACTAAATCATCAAATGAATTATCTTTAATCTCACCATCTGAATCCCAGTCTCCACCCCATCGAACCTTTATACCTAATTGATGACCAATACCTCTTAACATTCCACCCATGTAATGAAATCTTTCTCTATCTTCCCAGTCTATCGGGTAAGGAGCGAGGTCAACAGCTTTTCCTTCTAAGTGTTTGGAATATCTAGTTTTAGTTTTCCCCTGTGCTAATAATTGCTCTTGCCGCTCCTTACTCCGTAGTCCTTCGATAATCGTAACATCCATTATCTTAATTAATTCATTCAATACATTGACAAGTTTAGAATTAACACCTTTAAGACGTTCTTTGCTTCTTTTACCATATTTAGGCATTAGTATTTCTTACCTTTTGGTTTACTTCTTTTCTTTTTCTTAGGTGGTCTTCCACGTTTTGAACCGTACGTTCCTTTACCTTTTGGCATAATATCTCCTTTTATGCTACAATCCAGCTCTTTGCTTTACGTTTTGGCTTGAACCATGACTTATTTTCACTATTTTGACGCATATTTGGCGGAAATGAGTGCAAATTCGCATAAAAAAGTGCTTCTATAGTGTCATCATGAGCCATTCTAGGTCCAAAAGTAACAATTTCGTTATTTAAATCAAACATATTTTCCCTAAT